AAGCGAATCCAGTAGTAGCGGGTCTGCGCCGTGCCCACGGGGTGCGCGTACAGCGACCCCTGCGAGGTGCCGATCAGGACCGACAAGCCCTGGGTGTCGGCGCTGTGCGCCCAGATTTCCGTATAGGCGTGGTTGCCGTAAGCCGGCGCGTCCCACTCCAGCAGGATGTTGGTCATCGCGCCGGCGGCGGTGAGGTTGGTCGGTGCCGGCGGCGGGGTGTAGTCGGTGAGGCCCGGGTCATACGGCGGCAGAAAATTGCCGTAGGCGTCGGTGCGCGCCAGCCCGGACGACACCAGGTCGGACCACGACACCAGCTTGCCGACGCCGTCGTCCGTGGCAGTGCCGATCCAGTTCTTCACCGACGTCATGAACGACACCATGCCACGGTCGGCGCTCGGCGGCACTTCGGGGATGGCGGGCATCTGGCGGACCTGGCGGTCGTGCCCGAGCAGGGTGTTGAGGTAGTCGCCGGCGTCAGACATTCTGCAGCTCCAGCGGATTGCCCGCAATCGTCACCGCCAGCACCGGGCTGCTGCCGCTCAGTTCGAACTCGACCGCGCGCGCCAGATAGCCGGCAGGCAGGCGGAACGGTTCGCCCGAGGTCACGGTCTTGGTCAGCTTCGGCGTCGCGACGCCGTCGACGTACAGCTTGAAGACGACGCTGGTGTAGTCGGTCGCCAGCACCTGGGCGCAGCCGAAGTTGTAGGGTTTCGGCAGCTGGTGCCGCTTCGAGTGCCAGGTGTAGGCGAGGTCAGTGCCGGCGTGCAGCTTGTACACGGTGTCGGTCTTGACGTAGAACAGGCTGTCGACCTGCAGATCGACGTAGGCCGCGTCCGCCAGGATCGTGTGCAGCGACAGTGCGCCGCCGCGGTCGGCCGGGTCGAAGATGAAGCCGCCGGTCGAATGGAAGCCGTAGTAGCGTCCGTCGTGCGAATAGCCGTGCAGCGTCGACAGGGTGCACAGCGCCTTCCATTCCTTCGCCGTCACGTAGTTCTTGGTGATGATGTCGCTGCCGTCGTTGCCGACGTAGACCAGGCCGTCCGGGCTGGCGTAGATGCAGCCTTGGGCGAAGCGGCTGATCGAGCGCTTGGACACGCATGCCTGCTCGATGTCGAGCTTCTGCATCGACATGCTGTCGGGGTGGGTGCCGGTGATGATGTAGGGGTGCCCCTTGGTCAGCACGATCAGCGACTGCCCCATCGCGCACAGCCCCACCACGTCGTAGTCGACGGTCTGGATGTAGTCCTGCGGGTAGGCGTGCGGGTGGTAGGGGTCGCAGAAATACACGTCCTTGCCGACGAAGCCGGCCAGGATGCCGCCGGCCATCAGCACCAGCCCGGTCAGGGTGGCGGGCGGCGCGTCCCAGGTCAGCGAGGGCAGCACTTCGCCCAGGTTGGCGCCGCTCACGCTGTCGGCAAACGTCGTGCTGGCCGTGACCTGCTCGCCGACGTAGTAGTAGTTGGTGCCCTGCGAGCCGGTCGCGGTGCGGTAGAAGCGCCGGTGCGTGATGTTGTAGGCGCCGGTAGGGGCCGCGTCGTAGGCCGACAGGGTGACGGTCTGACCGGGTTTCATGTCGGCCAGCACCACGGCCGAGGGCGCCGATTCCTCGGCGAAGCCGCCGTAGTTGCGCACGTTGGTGTAGACGTAGGCGCGCGTCTCGATGATCGCGCCCGCGTCGGCGGTGCCGCTGACCAGTGCGGTCGCTGCGGTAACCGGGGCAGGCACCGCCAGATCGTAACTGGTGAACGGGTAAGGGGTGGCGGTCGTCGCCAGCACGGTGTCGGTGAACTTCGGCACGCCGTCGCCGGTGTAGTAGGTGCGCTCGCCCGTCTCGCCGGCGATCGGGCTGCGGACCACGTCGACCTCGGTCAGCCACGACAGCCAGTGCTGGGTGTCGGACGCCGCGTCGTGGCCCATGCGGTAGAGCGCCTTTTTGACCCCGGGGCGGCCGACGATGGTCGCCACCGACAGTCCGCCCGGCAGCGGCTCAAGCGCACCGGCCCACAGCCTGCAGTTGGTCGCGGTCTGCGCCTGGTTGGGCTGCAGGGCGTGCGGCGAAAAGCGCGGCGCGATACCTGAGAAACTGGGGGTGGCGAGGATCATGCGGTGCCGCCTTTCGTCTTGGCGACGAACGAGGCGTAGTACATGCCCGCGCGCTGGCTCAGTACGTGCTCGGCGTCCTTGCTCTCAGCACGATAGACAACATAGTCGACCAGCATCGGCTCGGCCGTCGCCGGCACGTCGGTGATGGTGTCGGTCAATGCCACTGCGGCCGGGTTGCGCACGTAGCGCACGTCGATCAGCTGGGATGCGGGCGCCTTGGGGTGGATGTAGAAGCGCAGCGGATCGGCCGGGTGCGCCACCCACTGCTTGGCCTGGGCGGCGGTGTCCGCCTTCCAGCTGGGGTGAAACGCCTGCATGGTGCCGAAGTCGAACGGCAGCACCGCGTCGCCGTCGTGGATGCCGATCACGTCGACCAGGGCCACCGCCTCGGCGAAGGTGATCGTCTGCTCCACCTCGCCCGCAACGCACTCGATGTGGCCGGTGGTGGTGAACCAGTCGGGGCGCAGCATGACAAGCTCGGCCAGCCCGGCGTTGACGTACAGCACCAGCTCGTCGTTCGCCGCGCGGTAGTTGGCCGCGTCGGTGTCCTGCAGGATGTGCCGCGCCAGGGTGATGATGGTCTGTGGGGTCATGGGTCGGCCTTATGAGTGGCGGGTGAGCGAGGCGGTGCCGGTGTGGCGGGTGAGCGAGGCGGTGCCGGTGTGGCGGGTGAGCAGGGCGCGTTCGGCGAGGACCGACCATGCGCCTGAATGGGATGCGGACACGAGGTTGCGCACGCTCCATGCGCCGGGTTGCGTGGTGGCAGCGAGATTACGAACCGACCAGCCTCCTGCCTGCGTGGTGGACACGACCCCGGCTTCCAGCACAGACCAGGCGCCGGCCTGAGTGGTGGACGCCAGATTACGGACGCTGAACGCGCCCGCCTGCGTCGTCTCGACAAGGTTCCTGACCGACCAGCCACCCGCTTGAGTGGTGGATACGATGCCGGCTTCCTGCTCGACGCTCCAGGCACCCGCCTGGGTGGTGGCTACTAGGTTACGGACTGACCAAGCTGCGGATTGCGTGGTGGCTACAAGGTTGCGAACCGAGAACGCGCCCGCCTGGGTTGTGCTGACGGTGTTGCGGACTGACCATGAGCCCGCCTGCGTGGTGGAAACGATGGTCGCGCCACTCGCCACCGTCTCCCCAACGTAGCCGATGCCGGGAATCAGGCGTTGTCCTGTTCCAGTTTCGTCAACCCAGCCAGTACCGGGGATCAGGCGTTGAACCATGACTAGCTCACCGTCATTTTCGGATCGAGATACACGACCTTACTGGCCTTCCACACAGTCACCACGCCCTGGATGTAGCCTGCTTCCTGCGGCGTCACCGTCACACTCAGCTTTTGCTTGTTGGGGTTGCTCATGCCGGTGGTGGTCCACGTTTCCGAACTGCTGGCCTGATTTGCAGCCGTTGCGAGGATATTGGCCTTGGCATCGCTGGCGAACGAACTGAGCGGTGCGCCACTGGTTCCCAGATACTGCACCTCCAGGGCGATTTCGGCGTCAGTCAGTGGCGTCACGGAATCGTGCAAAACCTCTACCGTGATGGTGATCGGGGAACCTACGGTATCGTTCCAGACCGCAGGTAATTCCTGCGTATCCAGCCCGGCGAGGGGGTAGCGAGCGTCGGCATTGGTTTCCATCTTCCACGCAATCGGCGTGGTTCCGTCGCTCGCGCCACCCGTGCGCACCAGCGTCGTCTCGGGCTTGATCGAGCCGGCGTACCCCTCGATCCAGAATGCGTAATTGGTATCACCGGAATCGCAGTTGTGCATTTCGGCGCGGGCGCTATAGCCTATGCCATCAACCAGCGAACCGCTCCAACTGGCAGGCAGCTTGCAGTTGCGCAGCATTGCACGTCCCGTCTGCCCCGTCATGTTGAAGAATGTCAGAGATGCACCGAGCGCCGAAAAATCAACCCCGGAGATTTCGACCATGTGGCCTTCACCACTAGAGGCCATACGGAACAGTGCACCGCTCGGGCTTGCGGTGCCTGCCTCAAAACTGCCGCCGTCCCAGGCAAACCGGGTGCTGGTAATGGCGATGACGTTATTCGCGCCGGCGAACTTGGCTGTACAGTTTTTCAGCGTCACGCGCGAGGGGGGGACGTTGTTAGATGAACCAATATATATCCGCGCAGAGCCTCCTGTTGCACCAACCCGTAACGCACATTTCTCCAGCACTAACCACTGCGATCCACCAGTTGCTATGTTTAGGTTTGAGTTCACCGCACCGCTGGCCCCCGACAGGATCAACCCGTAGAGGTAATTAAACGCCCCCCCGAGCGTAAGGGTGTTCGCGCCGGTCGTCTCACTGTAAGCGGATTCCGCTACTGCCGTCGGTGGTTCTGCGGAATCATCGACGCAGACCACATTGCACGGCGATGCGGCAGTGCCGGGGATCGTCAGCGTGAGTGCCGCGGCTTGCGTCTCGGTATGCGCCTGCGACACGTAGATGGTGTCACCGGCTAATGCCGATGCAGCCGCGCCCGCGAGCGTGGCCTTAGCCAATGCCCACGTCGAGCCGTCATCGGCGTCACTGCCATCGGTCGAACGCACATAGATAGTCGCCATTACGCTGCTCCGATTTCTGCGGCACGCTCAGACGTAATCAGGCCCTGCTGTGCAAAGTAGCCGAGCGCCATCTGTGTATCCGCGTCACTCAGCAGCACGCCGGTACTGACTGCCGCCAGCAGCTCTAGGATGTCCTCGATCACCGGGTCGGTTTTAGCCGCCTGCCGGATGGCGATGCGCTCGGCCATCGTGAAGCGGCGTGTCCAGTCGATCTTGGGGATGGGTAGGGTGAAGTTGCTGGCTTCCGCCTCGGCTGCTTCTCTGGCGTCAATTTCCTGCCCGATATTTGCAGCGCGAAGCGACATGACCAGATCGGTATCCAGCCCCGCATCCGCCAGATACTCCACATCATAGGTTCGCCCGTTGTGGTCGGTGTGGCGCTCACGGACGTAGTGACGACCGTCTGCTTGCGCGTGGGCGTCTATGGTTGCCGTACTGGATAGGATTGGCATTACGGCACCTCGGCTGCGTAAGTCTGGACTTCAGCGGTGGTCAGCATGGCTTAAATCGTCTCGCAGTCGAAGCCGAGCGAGAACGTGTCGTTGGCCGATGCCCCCGAGCCTGCCGTCACGATGCGCTTGAGCCACAGCGCCTTATGCTGGCCGGGGGTCAGGGTGCCGACAGCAAGCCCGGTCGCGGCGGTGGATGGTGCGGAGAACGTCACGCCAGCCGGTGCGGTGGCTTCGTTGGCGATGGCGGTTTCGGTCGCGTCGATTGCCGCTGCGCCGATGCCGATCTCCAGCGTGGTGCCGACCAGCGGGGTGTTGGTGTCGATCCACACCCGGGCCGAGGTCATGGTGTCGGTGGCGTTGGCGTTATGCAGGTAGATGCAGCGGTACTCGATCAGGCCAGCGGTGGCTTGCGCCGCGCTCACGGGGTCGAACAGTGCGTCGACGGTTGCCGACATCGCCTCGGAGGATTTGACGCCACCGATGGACAGGTTGCCGTCTGCGTTGGCTGCGCCGCCGGAGAGGCGACGGCTGAAGTTGGCTGCGATGATGCTCATGGCTTACTCCTTTGGTTCAGATCGGGGTGACGGCGATACGCATCGCGCCGCCGACGTTGCCGGCGGCCGCTTCGACGGTGGCGGTACGTACGTCGGCGTCGTAGGCGAGGCCGTAGAGCGCTGCCTGCTGCAGGTTGCCCCACGGCATGCCTCCCATCGCCAGCAGCAGCCCCTTGGCGCCGTGGGCGATGGTGCTGGCCCACTCGTCGTACAGCACGTCGGGGACGACGGTGGCGGTGCGTGTCGGGCGCAGCACGACATCCAGCTCGATCGTCTCGACCGCGTTGGGGATCGGCGCGAAGGTGAGCTGGTTGCGGGTCGGTGCGAAGTAGACGAGCGGGCTGCCGGCCTCGTTGCGGTCGGTGCGCAGCGCGTAGGATGCGGCGTCGGTCTTCTCCAGCGGCAGGCCGTTGGCGTCGATCACGGCGCGCAGCCGGGCTGGATAGAGGTCGGCGTCGGTCGGCGTCACCGGGTAGGTCGCCAGCGTGGCCGAGGTCACCAGCTCGACGATCTCGGACAGCAGCTCGGTGCGGGTGCAGAAGTCGATGCAGGTGCGCAGGAGGGCGTCGGCGATCAGGATGTCCGGGCAGTCCGGCACTTCCGGGCGCACGTACTTGGCGAAGTCCTCGAGCGCGACGGCCATCGCTTAACGGCCGCCGGCCATCGGCGAGTTCATCCAGCTCTGGATCTTCGCCCGCATGTTCTTCTCGTTCATGTTGACGTGCAGGGTCTGGCCGAACTGCGTCTTGGCGAACACGATCAGCGCCTGGCGGTCCATGGTGTCGAGCGGGACCAGCGGAATCGGCTCCGGCTCGAGGGCTTGCTTGGGCGGGGGCGCGATGCCCAGGTCGGCGAGGCTGTCTGCGACTTCCTTACTGCCGGCCGCAGCCCAGACGTCGGGGTGCGCCAGCAGCTGGGCGGCGATTGCCTCGGTGACGTAGTGCACCTGCTCCGCGTCGACCCAGGTCAGGCGCGTGCCCGCGACGGTGTCGGTTTTACGGGGCTTGGCGCCTACATACTTGATGCCGATCTGTTTCATCGTGTCTCCTGAATGGGGAAAACCCCGCCTGTTGCCGGGCGGGATTTAGGGTGTTGCTTTACGCTGCGCCGTTGGCCATGCCGAGGGCGGTTGCGGTCAGTGCGCCCGCGGCCGGGGTCACCAGGGTGCCGAGCAGCAGTTGCAGGTACGAGTCCTTGGCCACCGTGACCGGGGCAAAGGCCATCGCCTTCTTGTTGACCGTCGCCAGCACAGTGTCGCCGGCCGCGACCACCACCGTGACGGCGGAGCCGTCGAGCGGAGCCAGCTGCAGGGTGGACGGTGCGGTGGCGGCAAACGCCGTGGTCACGTTGATGGAGACCTCGCACAGGCGGGTGCCGGCGGGGATCTTCATCAGGTTGAGCTTGTCGGCGGTAGCGGCGGCTGCCGCGAGCGTGGCGATGGCACCGTCGTAAACGACGGCCTCGCCCTGGCCTGCGGGCAGGGCCTTGTTGATGTCGGCAGAAGTGTAAGTAGGCATGCTGTGTCTCCAATATCTGAAAGGGGGGTCGAGACGCGCCGGGGCTTACCCGGCACTACTCATTTAGTTCGGGACCGGCACCACGGTGTCGAGCACGATCACGCCGTGGTCGGTCGGGGTGACCGAGCCGTCGGCGTTGGGGTAGTCGAAGCGCAGCTTGGCTTTGCCGCCCATCACGTCGGCCGCCACTTCGAGGTTGCGCTCGAAGTTGTAGGGGCGCTCCATCCACGACATGTGGTAGTCGCTGGACTGGTTGCGGCCGTACACCGTGGCCAGTGCCTGGGCGCCCAACAGCACGCCGCGATGCACCAGGTGGGTGGTCGACAGACCGGCTGCGACCGTCACTGCGCTCTCGCTCGTTGCAGCAGCGTTGGCGTAGTGCATGGTCTGCTCCGAACCGGCAAACTGGATCGCCATGCGGTCCATCTTGCGGATCAGGATGCCGTTCCAGATGCCTGCCTCGCCGGAGAACAGCGGGTGCTTGGAGCCATACGACTTGCGGTTCCAGGCGTTCTGCAGGAAGGTGCGCCAGTTGTTGGTCGCGGATGCGGAAGTCAGCACCTGGTTCCACATCGCGGCGGTGACGTACAGCACGTACAGCGGCTCGTCGGACGCGGCAGGGTCGTCGGCGATCTTCACCGGCTGCAGCGGGAACTCCATGTTGTCCAGCTTGCTGCGCAGGGCATCAACCAGGGTCAGGGAGAACACGTCGGTCGAGTCGACCGCCGACAGCGCAGCGCCACCCGAATCCAGCGTCGCGCCTGCATTCGACACGAAGTGGCGATTGAAGGTCGGCGCCTTCACCGTGTTGATCGCGATCGGCGCGAAGGTGGGGTTGGCGACCACGCCGGTGGGGGCCAGGTACTGCTTGGGCAGCACCCAGTCGACACCGACCTGCGAACCGCGGGCGCCGGCCAGGTGGGTCAGCGACAGCTGATCGTCCAGGCGCGGGAAGTAGGAAGCGAGCTGGGCCATGGCGAGGCCGCGCAGCTGGTGCACGGTGCGCTGCTGGGCCATCTTGCCGCCGGCGTCGACCACCTTGGTCAACAGGTTGATGCTGATGTCCATCGAGCTGGAGGTCAGCGAGGAACCGCGACCCTCGGCGTTGACGTCGCCGACCAGAGGCTCACCACCGATGGTGTTGAACATGTCGACCGAGATCGTCTCGCCGGCGCTCTTGGAGAGGTCGGTGACGCGCACGATCGGCATGTCGGGGCTGGTCTGCCCCTTCATTTTTGCCTCGGCGTCGCTCTGCTTGGGGGCAGCGCCGGTGATGTTGCGGGAAAAGCCCGGGGCGCGGGTGGTCTGCGCGAACAGCGCGGCGCCAAAGACTTTACGTGCCAGTGCGGAACCGGCGGCTACTTGGGTTTGACTCATGGTGCTCTCCAGTAAGGGTCAGCCATCGCCGGGGGCGGTGGCGTCAGGTGCCGAGAGAGGCGAGGTAGTCCTGGATCTTGTCCAGCGGCATGTCCGCAAAGCGGTTGCCCAGGGCGGATCCCGACAATTCCTCGAGCTGCTCTCGCTTGCCGGCAGCCGGCGGCACCCCGCCAGGGATGTCACTCAGGCTGTTGACCGGCGGCCGTTTATCACTTGGAGCAGCTTGTGGTTTCGTCTCTGTGCTTGCAGGGGCGGGCGCAGGCGGGGTGTCCACGGCAACTGCCGCGTACTCGGGGTTCATCACCCGGACCAGCTCCACCACCTTGGTGAAGCGCTCCGAGAAAGTCTTCTCCGCCCACTCGGGTTTGGCGCGCAGCATCGCGTCCATGTCCACCGCGGCTTGCCACTCGGGTCCGGATTTTTCTTTCCAGTCGGAGAGGACGGGGTTGCCGTCGATCGCTTCCTGAATCGTTTCCGCCACCTGGGCTTGTGCCGCTGCTTCCCTGTCCGCGCGCTCGGCGGCCTGCTGTGCCTGCATCTCGACCAGCTGTTGGCGCGTTGCCACCAGCATGCCGATCTGCCCGGTCATCAGTTCCGCCAGTTCCGGGAACTCGTCCTTCAGCTGCTCGGCTTTCGCCTGCATTGCCTCGATCTGCCCATCCACCTCACTGGTAGAAGCTGCCACCGCGGCTGCCGGGGTCGAGCTGCCCACCCGCTGAGTCAGTTCGTCGAGCTGCTTGCGCAGCGCTTCGTTCTGGGCCTCGATCTGGGTGGCCCGCTCCCTCGCGCCCTTCAACACCGAGTAGGGGATCGTCCCC